TCGGCTCTCTTGTGCAAGAGCTGATGAAATCGCCTGCGTATCAGCGCATATTTCCGGCGAGCGTGCCGCAAAAAGGTGGCGAACGTCACTGGAAACTGATCCAGCAACCAGGCAAGGAGCCCGGCGAATACGTCGCCGCAGGTACGGGCAAGAGCATTGCCGGCCTTGGCTTCAATCTCGGCATTGGCGATGACCTGATCTCGGAGCAGCATGCCGAGTCTCAGCGCATGAAGGACAAGGCCGAGTTCTGGTACCGCAACGGCTTCTACACGCGGCGTCAGCTTGAACGCAACGCCATCATCCTGGTCGGCACGCGCTGGGCATTCGATGATGTGCCTGGCCGTCTGCTTGAGGAAATGCGCAACAATCCCAAGGCGGACAAGTGGCGCATCATCTCGGTGCCGGCCTATCTGGATCAGCCGACTGCCGATCAGGTCAATGAGATCTCCGGCACGGATATTCTGGTCTCACGCCAGCGCATAGAGCTTCAGGCGGGAGAAAGCTTTGCTCCGCGCCGGTTTCCCATGAAGGAGCTGGAGCGGAGCCGGGCGACGCTCACCGAGCGCTCGTTCGCGGCGCAGTATCTGCAAAAGCCTGCGGAAGACGACGGCGTTATCCTGAAGCGCTCCCGCTGGCGGCTGTGGAGCAAGCCTGAACTGCCCAAGTGCTCGCTCATCTTTCAATGCTGGGACACAGCGATCGAGGATGAAGAGCAGAACGACTACTCAGCCTGCACGACATGGGGGCTGTTCAACTCGGTTGCAGTCGGTCTTGACGGCCGGGAATATGAGCATGCCCATATCATCCTGCTCGGTGCGTGGAAAGGCCGCGTTGAAGCCGCAAGCCTGCTCTATGACCGTGACGCACAAGGGCGTATTGCCCCCGGTCCTGCCAAGCAGCTTTACGAGAAGTTCGAACCGGATTACGTTCTCGTTGAGAAACGAGCATCCGGCCATCAGCTCATACAGGAAATGCGCCGTGCCGGCATCCCGGTCAAAGCCTGGCTGCCTCCCGGACCGCAAGGCGCAAAGAGCAAGGTGCCGCGCGCGCATTCCGCTTCGATCCCGCTGGGGCAAGGCTGCGTCTGGTATCCTGATCGAGGCTGGGCCGAGGATGTCATCGCCGAGGCGGCGCAGTTCCCGTTCGGCCAGTATGACGATTACACCGACACCATCACGATGATGCTGATCTATCTGAGACGGCATTTCCATCTCATGGTCCCGCTTGACGAGCCTGACAGCGACGAAGAGCGCGTCGAGATCGAACAGCACGCCTTTGAAGAAAGCCGCTCACGCAGGCTGTATGGCCGTGCTACAGGGCGTCGGCAGGATATTATAAGCGAGGCGTTGAATTGATGGCCGCTATTGGTCCAAAGGAAGCGCAACTAAGAGAAATGCGCGAGCGACAATATGCGGAGCGACAGATCGCCCGCAAGCCTGTCGCCAAACAGGCGAAGCTGACGAAGGCCAGAGCCGCAGTGAAGTCTCATGTTACAGATAAACGCGTGACAGACGATTCCGTTACAGATAAATTATGTGTTATCTGTAACAAGCCATTCGAAGCGAAACGCGCCGATGCAACGATCTGCTCGGCAGCGTGCCGGATGCGTAAGAAGCGGGCTGAGGCGAAAGCATGAACGACGATCTGACAGAAGCGAGCCTTGAGCGTCTAGCACGGGAAGCAGCCAAGGACGGCCCTATCGGGATGAAGGTAACGCCGAATTATCCCACACGAGGAATGGCCACTGTTTCCGGATCAGAAGGCCCCGCATCAAGGCGATTTTGTTAAGCGGATTGATGGCCGTCTCACAACGGTCGATTTCGAGGATTGCACACATTATGTCGGAGGCGTTCACAACCGGGTTGTGTATGTTGTCCCTGTGAACATGCAGGCTGAAAGCGCATAGGGGTAAGTGATGAGCGAAGCCACAAAAGCCATTCTTGAAATGGGCGACCAATCGAGGGAAATTGAAGTTCTCATGGTTGCGTTGGCCAAAGCCACCGATGAGCAAGGTCGCCGGATGCCGATTGAAATCAGTGATCTGATCCCGCTCGTTCCCGAGATCGCCAAGCTCGTTTCAGACCGCCGAGCCGAGGGTAAGTGATGAAGTTGTCAGTAGGCGATACAATCATTTCTGACCCAACGGTTCATGGAACTGAGATTCAACGTGAAATAGTTGACGTAAGAAAAGCAGGTTATGGCTGGAAATATCCAGACCTCGGTGAGACGACACCTATCGGCACAGAGAATTATTTTTGGAGCGAGAACAGCACCGATCCGTTTTTTGATTACGGGTGGCGCAAGGCCGAAGGTAAGCCATGAGCAGAACGCCACCGAACGTTCCCGAGCGAGGCGACAGGGTGCAGTTACGCGGCCGCCCGGCGCGCCGCGCCATGAGCGCACAAGACTAGGAACACACTCCCACATCATGCAGAACCTTTTCACTCTGGGCTCAATCCCCGGAGCCATTCCACATGGCTGAAGACCTAACCATAGACATCACCGGCGAGAAGCTGCCTGATCTCTACGAGATCATAGACGGCGAAGCTGTGGCCGTCGAGGATGATCCGTTCGCCAAGGTTGACCCCAAGTTCGGCGAGAACCTCGCCATGTATATGGGGGACAACGAGCTTGCCCGTATTGCCGACGACATCCTCCGCAAGATAGAATACGACATCGAAGCGCGCAAGCCGTGGATCGACCGGTTCCGCCGCGGCCTCGAACTGATGGGCCTGCACGAATCCGATATGGATGACGGCCCGTTCCCCGGCGCCTCGACCGCGGTGCACCCGCTGATCACCGAGGCGATGGTGCAGTTCTGGGCCAGAGCCTTGCCCGAGATCCTGCCGTCAGATGGTCCGATCAAGGCTGCCGTCATCGGCGAGAAGACGCCGGAGAAGGTTGCCCGCGCCCAGCGCATCGAAGATTACCTGAATTACCAGTGCCTCGTCGAGGACAAACCCTATTACGCCGAGAAGTCCCGTCTGCTGATGTCGGTGCCCTACCAGGGCTGCGCCTTCATCAAGACATGGCGTGACTACACGCTCGACCGGACATGCGGCCGGCTTGTTGGCGCTGAAGACCTGATCATCCCTTACGGCGCATCGACGCTTGAGGAAAGCCCGCGCTTTACGCACCGGATGATGAAGACCCGCAACGAGGTCAGGAAACTGATGTCAGCCGGGTTCTGGATCGATTGCGAACTGGCGTCACCGATGCCCGGCGACCTTGACGATGAAGTCAGGGAACTGAAGGCGAACGCCACCGACATCGATCTCATTCAGGATGATATCGACGATGCGCGCCACGAGATCTACGAATGCGCCATCGAATATGACCTGCCCGGCTTTGCCGATGTCAATGACAGTGGCCGCGAGACCGGCGTCGCTCTGCCTTACCTGATCACGATCGACAAGGCCAGCCGCAAGATCCTCTCGGTCTACAGGAACTGGAAAGAGACCGACCGGCTTAAGGAACGCGTGGTCTATTTCACGAAATACGGGTATATTCCTGGCTTCGGCATTTATGATTTCGGTCTGTTCCATCTGATCGGCGGATTGAGCGAAGCGGCGACCGGCGCGCTGCGTGTCATCCTCGACGGCGCCGCAACGGCCTCGCTGCAAGGCGGCTTCAAGACCAAGGAAGGCAAGAAGCTCGGCGAAGGCCGGCTTGTGATCGAGCCCGGTGTCTGGAAGCCGGTCGAGGTCTCGGCTGACGATATGTCGAAGGCGTTCTTTACGCCGCCGTTCAAGGAGCCGAGCAACGTCCTGTTCCAGATGCTCGGGTTCCTCGTCGAGGCCGGACAGCGGTTTTCGTCCACGACCGAGGCGCTGACCGGCGATGCGCCTACGAATTCACCGGTTGGCACGACGGTTGCCCTGATCGAGCAGGGATCGAAGGTCTTCTCCGCCATTCACCGCGGCCTGCATCACTCGGCAGCGCATGAGCACAAGATCCGGTACGATCTCGCCCGCGAGTTCATTCCCGATGAAGGCTACCCTTACGATATAGACGGCGACGAGCGCGAGGTCTTCAAGGAAGATTTCGCGCCCGGCGTCAGCGTCGTGCCGGTCTCCGACCCGAACATCTTCTCGCAGACACAGCGCGTGGCGCTGGCGCAGGCCGCCTATCAGCTCGCCGTCGAGAACCCCGGCATCCTGGACCGCCGCACGACGGTCAAGGCCCTGCTCGAAGCGCTGCGTATGCCCGGCATCGACGAGATGATGCTGAACAACGAGGCCATGCAGCCGCTCGATCCGGTCAGCGAAAACCAGGCGTTCCTCGTCGGCAAGCCGGTCAAGGTGTTCCCCGAGCAGGATCACATGGCGCATATCCAGGTGCATCTGGCGTTCATGATGCATCCAGGCTTTGGCGGCAACCTCGAAGCTCAGGAAATGCTGCTGCCTGTGATGAAGGCGCACATGGCTGAGC